AAAAAAATGATAGCGCAAGGCATCAACGAAGCCAAAGCCAAAAAAGGCCTCAAATAAACCACTTTACATTATGAATCATGAAATAGTCTGGATGCCAATAAACTATGTTGGCCCTAGTCAAAAACTCGATTGGGTTGACATTGGTTATTTTGAACCAGAACCAGTGATCAAAAGTATCATATCAGACAGAGACAACAAAGTCAACTATTTACGTTGTCCGGCCTTGAAAGATTATTATGCAAATACATTTGCCATAAGATGTCCTGTAGATATCACATTGTCAGTTGAATCTGATGGAATGGGTGGAAAATATTTACGATCACACGAGTTTGACCAGGTCTTTTATGACACTCATGTTTACGATAGACCAAACGAGAACAGTTTTTTTTACATGGCCAGCTTGCAATTTTCCTACCTGTTTGTGTCAGAATCACCAATCATGATGGAAATGTTGCCTCCCACATTCAGTGTGTCACCGGCAGTGGCAAACACAAGAATGGTACCAGGAACCTTTGATATATCAAAATGGTATCGGCCCATATCTTTTTCTTTTGAAATAATTGACGACACCAAACCACTTGCATTTAAAAGAGGTGATGTGTTATTCTATGTTAGATTTATTACTGATAAAAAAGTTAATTTGACTAGGAAAATTGTTGGATCAGAATCGTTGGAAATAGTATCAGCATTTGAGGCAATAAAATTTTATTTTCCAAAAAAAAGTATGGCACAAAACTATGATATGGCAAAATCGTATGTGGATGCTGTAAAACATAAATTTTTTGGTAACAAAAAATCATGTCCGTTTAAAAATTTGTTCAATAACAAAAAGTAGTAGGTCAATCAACCAATGGAGAAATATCAAAATGAAACTGAATGAAAAAATCGAAAAAGTAAACGACAACTTTAGTGTCTATATGTATGACAATGGGTTTATGTTAGAAATCAGCGGGCGCGACGACAACGGAGATTGGGCCACAGCCAAAATTCTTTGCAAAGACATGGATCAATTGATCAGTCTAATCAAAGAAGCTGCCGAAATGGAGAGAGACTGATGAAACAGCTTGTGATATCCAATCGAGAGTTTCGAGGCTTGGTCAATAAACTTTGCCGCGACATTGCAAACAGCAACTGGAGACCAGACTATGTTGTGGGTATCACAAGAGGCGGTCTTACACCTGCTGTCATGATCAGTCACTACTTTGGTATTCCTTGCGAAACTCTCAAAGTGAGTTTACGTGATGGTGATCAATCCGAAAGTAACTGTTGGATGGCTGAAGATGCGTTTGGATATGTCCCCACAGAGCTACGTGGCGATTCAGGCACACAAACTGATCCTGCGTATCGTAAAAAAATTCTCATTGTTGACGATATCAACGATACTGGTGCTACACTAGAATGGATTCGTAAAGATTGGCCCAGTAGTTGTTTGCCTAATCATGCAGCATGGAATGTGATCTGGAACAACAATGTAAAATTTGCTGTTGTTGTCAACAACGAATCAAGCAGTTATCAACATGTTGATTACAGCGGTTGTAGCATAAACAAACTAGATGATCCATGTTGGGTGGTTTTCCCTTGGGAAAATTGGTGGTCCAATTAAAAGTATAAATACAATTCTACACAGCGGCCTTTCTTGGCATTCATCCCGCTTTACAAATTCTGCAAGCCTATGCTAAAATCTTAACATAGGAGAATAAAATGCTTTATCTTAACGAAATACAACAACCACGCATTTACAAATATACTTCTACGAAAGAATACCATGACGCATTTCCATGTGCCTATCGTCAATGGCGAGCTGACAGTCATTGTAATCTAATACATGGCTATTCATTTAGTATGAAGTTTTTCTTTGGCACAGATCATTTAGATGTACGTAACTGGGCTGCTGACTATGGCGGTCTCAAAGAACTTAAATCTATACTGGAAGACCAATTTGATCATACCTTACTAGTAGCACAAGACGATCCTGAACTTGAAACTTTTAAACTGTTACAAGAAAAAAAGTTGGCCAAGCTCACTGTATTACCAAGACTGGGCTGCGAAGGACTAGCCGACATGTTGTACAAATATGTTAATGGAGTGTATATTCCTGACATGTGGGGTCCAAGCGAAGCAGAACGTTTGTGGTGCTATCGAGTAGAAGTACGTGAAACACAAAGCAATATGGCATTTCGTGAAGGTCATCGTGAATGGAATGAGGACTTGTTTGTATGAGTAAAATCAAAGTAGCAGAACTGTTTTATTCAATACAAGGTGAAGGCAGATACATGGGGGTGCCTAGTGTGTTCCTGCGTACATTTGGCTGTAATTTTAAATGTGCTGGTTTTGGCATGCCTAAAGGCCAATTAAGTAAAGAAGTTGAGGATATAGCAGCAAGAGTTCATTATTTTGACAAATACGAACAATTGCCGCTTGTGAGCACAGGGTGCGACAGCTATGCGTCGTGGGATCCTAGATTTAAGGATCTTAGTCCCATGTTAGAATCAGACGCTATTGTGGAACGTATCATGGAGATTCTTCCACATGGCAAATGGAAAGACGAACATCTTGTGATCACCGGCGGTGAGCCGTTGCTAGGTTGGCAACGAGCTTATGCCGACTTGCTAAATCATCCCCGTATGCAAAAGTTAAAAGAAATCACTTTTGAAACCAATGGCACACAAGAACTGGATACCAAGTTTGCAGATTATTTAAAGAATTGGACCAACACACAAGCACGTGGTCGCGAAGCACTTACATTCAGTGTCAGTGCCAAACTTCCTGTTAGTGGCGAAAGTTGGGAAGAAGCCATTCGTCCAGAAATTGTTTATTCGTATCAGGATATTGGACACACTTATCTTAAACTGGTTGTGTCTACTGCAGAGGATGTACGAGATGCACTAAAGGCAGTAGAACAATATCGCAACGCAGGATTTCGAGGATCAGTATATCTAATGCCGGTTGGTGGCGTAGAAAGTATATATTCGCTAAACAATAGAGCAGTTGCGCTACTAGCAATGAAACACGGATTAAGATACAGCGATAGATTACAAGTACCACTATTTAAAAATGAATGGGGAACCTAATGTTTGATTGGCTTAAAAAACGACCAGAAGCGAAAACAGAAACACGACCCGAAACACCAAAACCAAAAACTAAATCTAAAACACCCAAAGAAATTGCCACAGAAGCAGGAGAACCCTACATCAATATTGTAAGTGTAGAACTGGATCCCGAAGACATTGGCAATGGCTCTTTTGAATTAGATTGGAATGATGTTTTTGTGGCTAGGCTGGTCAAGGCCGGATACATGCAACGCAAAGACGATACCGACGATCAGATTGTGGATCGTTGGTTCCAAAGTGTTTGTAGAAACATTCTCAATGAAAATTTTGAACAATGGGAAGCCAATCAACCGTATGATGCAAGACCCAGACGAGTGGATAGAAATGATTTAGGTAATGGACGTACCGAGATCTCATGATTCTCTACGTGAATGGTGATAGCCATAGTGCTGGAGCCGAAGCAGTAAATGACTACTGTTTTGCCGAAGACGACCCATTTTACTATGCGTTAGGCCGTATTCCTCATCCAGACAATGAACGAGCCAGCTATGGTTGTAATATTGCTAATGAACTGTTTGCCATTTTACATTGTGATGCAGAATCAGCCAGTTCAAATTCTAGAATAATTAGAACCACACGAGAATACATAAAAAATAACAAACCAGATGTCATCATAATTGGTTGGAGTACCTGGGAACGTGAAGAATGGTTACATGATAATACCTATTGGCAAATAAATGCAGGTGGTGTTGGATCGGACTGGCCCGATCCAATCAAAGAAAAATATACAGATTATGTTGCCAATTTAGATTGGAACAAAGCTACCAAGCAAGCACACAACCAAATACACGAACTACACACTGAATTATCTGATTTAAAAATACCGCATTTGTTCTTTAATACCTACAATGATTTCCGCAATCAAGACCCTTTAAAATGGCATGATTCATATATAAACCCATACGATCCAGATATGACATACTATAAATGGCTGTCGGACCAGGGATTTGAATCAAATCAATCTTACCATTTTAGAGCAGATGCGCATAGAAAATGGGCAGAATTTCTTTTACCATGCTTGACCAGGTTATTATAATATGCTACTATTAATGTATGAGATATCTAATTGTAGACACTGCAAACACATTCTTTCGTGCTCGTCATTCGGCCCACCGTCAATCGGACACATGGGATAGATTAGGATTCGCTATCCATGTTACCCTTGGTTCGGTTAATAAGGCTTGGCGGGATCAGAAAGCCGATCATGTGGTATTCTGTTTGGAGGGACGAAGTTGGCGAAAAGATTTCTATGAGCCGTACAAAAAGAATCGTGCAGTCGCTCGTGCAGCCCTCACTGAAGCCGAACAGGAAGAGGACCGACTTTTTTGGGAAGCGTTTGATAACCTTAAAACGTTCCTGTCAGAAAAGACTAATTGCACAGTTCTTCAACATCCAGAGCTTGAAGCAGATGATCTTATTGCAGGATTCATACACGCACACCCTAATGACCATCACGTTATTATATCTTCCGACACCGATTTCTACCAGCTATTGGCGCCGAATGTCGAGCAATACAACGGTGTTGCCGATGAACTACACACGTTGGCAGGTATCTTAGACAAAAAAGGCAAATTGGTAATTGATAAGAAAACCAAAGAACCCAAAGTCATACCTGATCCGCAATGGATCCTGTTTGAGAAGTGTATGCGCGGAGATCCAACAGATAATATTTTTTCCGCATATCCGGGTGTCAGGACCAAGGGCTCGAAGAACAAAATTGGTCTCACTGAAGCTTTTGCTGACAAACATAAAAAAGGATATGCTTGGAATAACCTTATGCTTCAAAGATGGACAGATCATAACGGTGTAGAACATCGAGTGCTAGACGACTACGAACGCAATCGAGTGCTAGTGGATCTTACTGCACAGCCTGCAGAAGTCAAAGCCAAGATCGCAGAAACTATAACAGCAGGTGCAGTAAAGAAGAGTAGGCCAATGGTGGGCGCACAATTCTTGAAGTTTTGTGGCAAGTATGAGCTGAAT